GGTAATCACGAAAGTAAAATGTTACGATATGTTCGTAAATTATTAGCAGATAAAGAACAAACATTAAAAATAAATTCTGGTATGGATAAAACATTAAATGAATTAAATACAATGTCTGTAGAAGATAGAATTAGTTTTTGTAAAGGATTTTGTAGTAACACATGGTGCTATTCACCCATCTTACTGGGAAGAAAAACGAATCGACAAAGAAGTTATTAGTTATTGTTTGTATGGTCAAGTAGACAAAAACACCCCACTTGTAGATGACAAACCAAACAGAATATATGATTGGGTTAATTATATTCCTAAAGGTAAACGGGTTATAGTAGGACATGATATTCAAGACCATGAACCAGTTGTTAAAAAAGGGGAATTGGGTGGTGAAGCATTGTTTATTGATACTGGTAACAGTAAAGGTGGATATTTGAGTTATATTGAATATGATATAAAAAATGATAAATTAGAAGTACTTACAAGTTATAAAACTAAGTCTAAATTAGATCTTAAGAAGACAGGTCTTTACGTACTTACTTTTAATTCTCCGGAACAATTCAAAGTTCTTTGCGAATCTATGCTTGAATATGATTCTAATTTTTTGAACATACCAGAGAAAATACTTGTTAATAATTCTACACAAAAAAAGTATAATTCTGAATATAAACTTTTATGTAAACAATACGGTTTTAAGGAAATTAAAAAAGACAATATAGGAATATGCGGAGGTAGACAGTTTATAGCAGAACATTTTGAAGAGAGTGATTTAGATTATTACTTCTTTTTCGAAGATGATATGGCTTTTTACACAGGAAAAGATCAATACTGTAAAAACGGATTTGGTAGATCAGTAAAAGATTTATTTAAAAAGTCTCTTGGGATTATTCATAAAGAAGAATTAGATTTTTTAAAATTAAACTTTACTGAGTTTTTCGGAGATAATACAAAACAATGGGCTTGGCATAATGTACCGCATCAGGTTCGTTTAGAACTATTTACAAGTCATTCACCTACTACTAAGATTAAAAGAGGTCTTGAACCTTTTACAAAGTTTACAAATATTAAATCTTTTCAGGAAGTACCTTATGCACTAGGAGAAATCTATTATTGCAACTGGCCTCAAATAGTGTCTAAGAAAGGTAATAAAAAAATGTTTCTAGAAACTAAATGGAAACATCCTTATGAACAAACGTGGATGTCGTATATTTATCAACATACAGTAGGCGGAAATATTATTCCTGGCATTTTACTTTTAACTCCTACTGAACATTATAGATTTGACCATTACTCTGGTCAAGAAAGAAGAGAAAATTAATTTTTTTCTAGTTTTGAACTGCTCTATAGATATGTAACACAGGTTTAGATTTATTGAACATATTTATATATAGTAAAAAGCACGAAATTTAATCTAATCTAAAACATGGCAGAAACAATTATATCACCTGGTGTATTTACAAGAGAAAACGATCTTTCTTTCATACAACCAGAGCCACTAGATATTAGCGCAGCATTAATTGGACCAACAGTAAAAGGTCCAGTTGAAATTCCTACCGTAGTCACTTCTTATGGAGAGTACCAAAGAAAGTTTGGAAGTAAGTTCGAATCCGGCTCTGCGGAAGTAGAATTCCTAACATCAATAGCTGCCCGTAATTATTTTCAGCAAGGGGGTAATTCGCTTCTCGTATCAAGAGTGGTTAACGGATCCTTTACTAGAGCTGCATCTACTCATATATCAGCTTCAGCAAATGGAGGAACAGCTCCTTTCCAGCTCGAGACGCTAGGTAAAGGTATTATTTACAATTCAGCTGATTCTTTAACCTCTATTAGTTCTTATAGTGACGGATCTTTAGTTTCTGGTTCTGAGGATAATTTGAGATGGGAGATTTCTAATATTAATAATGCTAAAGGAACCTTCTCAGTATCTATCAGAAGAGGAGATGATAACACGAATAACAAAGTTGTTTTAGAAACTTTTAACAATGTTACTCTTGACCCTTCCTCAGATAATTACATTGAGAGAGTTATAGGAAATCAAGTTCAAACATTGTCTTCTGATGGTAGTGATTATTATGTATCGACTACTGGCTCTTATGCAAACAATTCAAACTACGTTAGAGTAGCTTCAGTATCAAGAGCAACTTTAAATTACTTAGCTAATGACGGACTAACTGTTAGAGAAGATTCTTCAGGTACTTCTTACTCAGGCTCTTTACCTACAGCACAATCAGGTGCGTTTTACAATGCTACGGGTGATATAGTGGCTGGAGGAGCTAACTATTATAATGGGTTTAGTGGTTCTGATATACAAGGGATTGCTCCTGCAGATTATAACGATGTAATTAGTTTGTTAGGTAACACAGATGAATACCGATTTAATGTAATAACCGCACCAGGACTTAATCATACTGATCATTCGACTCAAGTTAATAATATAATCAGTTTGGCCGAAACAAGAGGTGACTGTATTGCAGTTGTTGACACAGTAGATTATGGAAGCACAGTTTCAGCTGCTGCCAATAGTACTGATGCTATAAATTCTTCATATGCTGCAACTTACTGGCCTTTTGTACAAGTAAGTACAGAAGTAGGAGAAAATCAATTTATACCAGCCTCTACAGTAATTCCTGGCGTATATGCATTTAGTGATAATTTGTCAGCACCTTGGTTTGCACCTGCCGGACTAGTAAGAGGTGGTATTACTGGAGTGATACAGGCAGAAAGAAAACTTACTAAAAGTAACAGAGATACATTATACGAAGCTAATGTTAACCCAATAGCTACTTTCCCGGGGTCTGGTATTTCGGTTTTCGGTCAGAAAACATTACAGAGTAGATCTTCAGCTTTAGATAGAGTTAATGTAAGAAGATTATTAATAGACTTAAAAAACTTCTTCAGCGACCAAGCAAGAAACTTAGTATTTGAGCAAAATACTATTACTACTAGAAACAATTTCTTAGCAGTAGTTAATCCTTATTTAGAATCAGTAGTTCAGAGACAAGGATTGTATGCTTTTAGAGTAGTAATGGATGATACTAATAATACTGCCGATGTCATTGACCGTAATCAATTAATTGGTCAAGTATTTATTCAGCCAGCTAAAACATCTGAATTTATTGTGCTTGACTTTACAGTAGAGCCTACTGGTGCAACCTTTGTAGCATAATTTAATTAAAACATATTTATAATAAAATAAATCAAAAAATATGGCAGTATTAGACGCAAACGAGATAATGTTCAGAGCTTTTGAACCAAAGGTACAAAATAGATTTATTATGTACATTGATCAAATTCCATCTTTTATGGTAAGAACAGCAGAAGCTCCTAGATTCAGTGACACTCCTATTACATTACATCATATTAATACATACCGCAAAATCAGGGGTAAAAGAGAATGGAACGATTTGTCGTTTACTTTATTTGATCCCATCACTCCATCAGGTGCTCAAGCAGTAATGGACTGGGCTCGTCTATCTTACGAATCAGTTACCGGTAGAGCTGGCTACTCAGATCTATATAAAAAAGATTTGACCTTTAATCAATTAGGGCCTGCTGGTGATATAGTAGGTGAATGGATTGTAAAAGGTGCTTTTTTAATTGAAGGTAACTTTGGAGACTATGACTGGGCATCTGATGAACAAGCCGATATTACAATGACGGTAGCTATGGACTACTGTATACTAAATTACTAAGTTTAATTTAATCCATTATTGGAAGCAAAGAGGTCTGAAGGAATTCAGGCCTTTTTTTGTATCTCAAATTTATTTTAGTTATATTTATTAAAAACGTTATTAATCAAAGTTTATGTCTCAAGAATTTAATTTTCCCACAGAAACTATCGAACTTCCTTCTAAAGGCCTTATTTACGCTGATAGTAATCCTCTATCATCAGGTAAGGTCGATATGAAATATATGACCGCTAGAGAAGAAGATATACTAACTAATACGAATTTTATAGAACAAGGTATAGTTATTGATAAACTTTTACAGTCCCTCATTGTATCAGAAATAAATTATGATGATTTAATCATAGGGGATAAGAATGCTTTACTAGTGGCCGCACGTATTTTAGGATACGGAAAAGACTATTCCTTTAACTATTTAGGAGAAGATGTAATTGTAGACCTAACTACTTTAAATCATAAGGTAATTGATGAGTCTAATTTCAATAAGGAAAATAGATTTTCTTTTACGCTACCTACATCTAATACTATTTTAGAATTTAAAATTTTAACCCATGGAGATGAAACGTTAATAGAAAAAGAGTTACGAGGTTTAGAAAAAGTTAGTAAAGAAGCAAATTTTAGCTCTACTACACGTTTAAAATACTCCATTCTATCAGTTAACGGAGATTCAGATAAAAAAGTTATAAATGACTTTGTAGAAAATCATTTCTTAGCAATGGATAGTAGAGCTTTTAGAAACCATCTTAAAGCAATTCAACCGGATATCGATTTGAAGTTTTATCCAGAAAACGGACCAACAGGAGGGGTCGACATCCCAATCGGGATCTCCTTTTTTTGGCCTGACGCCTGACCACCGCAAAGCAGTTTTTAGTCAAATTCATGATATAGTTTTTCATGGAAACGGAGGCTTTGACTACTACACAGTTTACAATATGCCGATATGGTTAAGAAAGTTAACTGTTTTTAAACTTAATGAACATTTTGAGAAATTAAACGAAAAATCTTCTAATACTCAAAGCATTAAACCTCCAAAAGTTAAACCTTCCAATAGCTATACAGCTAGAATAAAAAAATAGGATAACTATTTATAGGTATGGCAGAAAAAGACGATAGGATAAAAGCGGAACAAGAGCTTAACGATGAAAAAGCTAGAGGCGTAAACCTTACTGTAGATGCAGTTGAAGCTAGCCGTGATTTAAATATTGAGATTCTTGAAATTTTAGACAAAAAAAGAACTCAAAACGAATACGACCGTTCATTAGTACAGTTAAGCAGAGATATTTCCCGATCAGTAAGTGTCCAGACTAAGGATTTAGGTAGAATATCTCAAATAAGAAAACAGATTGCCAAAGAAGCTAAACTAACTAGTCAAGCAACTTTAGAGATATCCTTGTTAGAGAAAAAACTTGGTCAAGAATATAGTGACCAGGCTAAAACTATTGCTGATTTAAATTCAAATCGGATTAGGACCAGTAACAAAATAAAAGATTTTACTAT